GCAGTGCAGGCATAGATGGAGCCACTGGTGCAAAGCCAGCAGCGGGTGCGCCAGCCACAGAGCCAAACATCCCTGACGCATCGGCAGCACCTTCACCAAAGGCCACATCGTCACGCAGGAACTGCACAGCAATCAAGTCACAGCGGATACCGTTGCCATGCTTGTTGACTTGAGGCCAAGGCTTGATGGCGGCATTGACTCGGCAACCACCGTACATCTTGCGTGCAAGGGCTTGGTACGCCATCGTGTTGTTGGGGTCAACGGGTTGCCCATCGGCTTGAATCATCTGCGGTGCTTGGTCACGACCAGCAGTGAGATACACGTTACCCGCATAACCGTCATAGGGCTTAAAGGTTTTCTTGTTAACCTTTTCCTCACCACGACCAAAGCAGCGCAGCTTGCGGTCTGCAAGGATCATCTGCATCACGGTGTTAGCGTGTTCTGCCCACTTCTCCAAAGCAATAGCGCCGTAGCGTGCCATGAACTGTTGGAAGCCGGGGTGATTCTCAGGCATCAGGAATTCAGCGTTGTAGCTGATTCGCTGTGCGCCAGTAGCTTCATTGACTTGCTTCTGGGGTTCTGCGATGTGGGGAAAAGACAAACGGACATCTGACAAAAAGATAATATCTGACATAAATTACTCCAATTAAATTACGATAACCATGCTGGCAGTGTCTCCACTGCTGGCGCTTGCACTGCACTGAACATAGGTGCAGCGTTCAGAATCACGGCAGGCCGTGAATCAGACTCGGGGACAACAGTAATACTTCCAGCCATCTTGACCACGTATTCCTGCTCCATTGTTTTCAACTGACGTTCGGTCAACTGCTTGACCTCACCATCCTTCTTTGTCCATGTCAACTTCTCGGCCTTGGCTGGCGTGACAAGTTTGGTTTCATAGACTGCGGTCTTGGGGATGCCCATCTTCACCAGCTTCTCGGCGATCTCGGACTCGGGCAACGCCCATGCACGAGAGCCACGACCATTGACTAGCTTCAGTCCATCAATAGACTGTCCGGCTTTCAATCGGCGCAGGGCTTCTTTTTCCACACCTTCGAGTAGCTGACGCATCAAGGGGGCGGCTTCCATGATCTGACGAATCTGTGCGTCATTCATAGCCGTTGGGTCTTTGTCGGCACTTTGCTGTGCGACATCTAGGGTTTGATTTACGATTGGCTGGAACATGATTCCCACCTCCTTCATTACGTTACTTGCCAGCGCGGAGCAGTTACCCTTTGCACGGCAATATTTACATTGACTTTCACCCGGTACAAGCGGCGCATCAGGTGCATCGGTAGCGGCAGCTTGTCGAATGATTGTACCGATGTTAGCCATCAGATCACGCACTGACACATCAAAAGAACTAATCGGGTTCATGCCCTTCATAGCCAACTTAGGCTGGATGATGGTCATGCGTACCGTATCGAATGGGTAAGCACCATTGACGGGCAACTTGTAGCCAGCCAGTACACCATAGGCGTATTGCTCAAGCTGCATATTGCCCTTGGCATCCACGGGAGCCATGCCATCCTTGTAGTCGATCAACTCAAGAACACCATTGCCGATGATCTGAACGTCCACCGTACCAGATAGGTCAGTGCGGCCTAACAAGAATGCAGGGTCAACCTTAGACTCAGACAACAAGGTCATGTTGCCTTCACTGATGCGCTTGTCAATGTAGTCCAGTGCTACCTGCACACGGGCTGCACGTTCCTTATCAACCACAAATGTACCTTCGTGATCTTCCATCTCAACGCCGACATGGAACGATGCGTTTACATCACCATCCTTGAGACACACCTCTAATAATGTGTGCGTGTGCGTGCCATCAATGGCAGCAGCGCCACCCGATTGCTCGGGGTACTTTGCTTCCTCACGAATCGAACCGGGGCATAACGCCCAACGGTTACGTTTCGAGGGGGACAACTGGGCGTGTGCGCTCATTTCAGTGCTTCAATGCCATTGAACAAGTCACCGTAATGTTCGGGCTTGACATCGTTAATGTTTTGGTAGCCGAGGCCGACCAACACACCTTGGATGCTTGCGCCCTTCTGTGGGCCGAGTGCCTTGTATGCACCCATCACATAGTCAATCAAACCCTTGGGGTCAGTGAACATAGATGGTGCTGGGGCTGGTGCTGCAACGGGTGCTACAAACACAGGTGGTGCTGGCATAGCGGGTGCTACTACACCAATTGCAGCTTTTACCACAGGGGCGGGTACTGGTGCAACGGGTGCGGCTGGTGCTATATTGCCAGACTCTAATTTAGCAGTCAGGGCTTGGACAGCAACAGTCAGGGCTTCAATTTTGGATTCGAGAGACATACAGAGATTCCTTTACGTTTACAGGTGGTTGAATTACAAGACGGTCTTGACTGAACGCCTCGATGATTTCACGAATGACATCAGACGGCTTACCGTACTTCTCTGCCTTTCGGTGAAATGCTTTGTGATCGTAAGGGGTTAGCCTCACGGTCAAAAACTTGGTTTTGGATTTGGTTGCCATAAATATTTCCTAATCAGTTGACGCAAGTGTAGCACGATGTGCTAAGATTGTGCAACAGTTTGAAAAATATTTTTTAAGCAAAGAAAAAGCCCCGTGGATTAGACGGGGCTAAGAGGAGACTTCCATGAAACAAATGACAACTGCTAGTGTCAGGAACATTATATGAATACAGCTACCACAGTGCAAGCCCATCCTGCATCTATTGATGCCTATATCCGACACGGCTGGTCACTTGTACCCATTCCCGCAGGCACAAAGGGGCCACGCACACCGGGATGGAACATAAAAACCAATGCGCTTAAGGATCAGAATGATCTGCCTACGGGCTACGGTATCGGGTTAGCCCATGCGTACAGCGGCACGATGGCCTTGGACATTGACGATTGGGATGCCACGGTCACTCTACTGGCTGAACACGGGATTGACCTGCAAGCCTTGTATGATGCAAACGATGCCGTTATCGTTGATTCGGGTAGGGCTGGTCACGGCAAATTATTGTTCACGATGCCCTTTGGCCTTGCGCTGCCATCCAAAAAAATCACGCATGAAAATGTAACTGCATACGAGTTGCGCTGCGCTACGGTCAACGGCCTCACGGTGCAGGATGTGCTGCCACCCAGCATTCACCCTGATACACGCCAGCCTTATCGTTGGGCAGGTAGGGGTCACTGGATGCGCTTACCCACGATCCCGCAAGCACTGCTTGACCTTTGGCAGTCCATGCTTGACATTGACAAGGTACGCACCTTGTCTACTGGCGAAGGGGTCAACGCATCATGGGATGAGATTCGCACTGCCTTGGAATTTATTAACCCCGATTGTCCCCGTGACGACTGGATCAATACAGGCATGGCACTGCACTGGGCAGGCACACAAACAAACCAGCTTGACCAAGCGTTGAGTCTTTGGAACGAGTGGTCAACGCCTTCGGCTAAGTACCCCGGTGAACGTGAGATTCTGACGCAGTGGGCTAGTTTCACCACCACCAAGACGCAAGTCATTCGGTTAGGTACGCTGTTTAACATAGCACGCAAAGCAGGATGGACACGCCCCACGCCCGATGTGGCATCCATGTTTGCAGCAGTGGAGTCCCCGACAGACCCAAAGTCGGTGCTGGTTGACCTACGGCCTCGGCCTCCAGCAATGGACATTTCAGTTTGGCCTAAAGTGTTGTCCCGCCGTGCAGACGAGATCGGTCAAACAGTCGGCTGCGATCCCTTAGTCCCGCTGTTCGCTGGGCTTGCTGCCGTGTGCGGTGTCGTTGATGCGCGTACTCGGCTTGAGTTAATCAAAGACTTCAAAGTGCCACCTGTGCTGTGGTTAATGACGATTGGTGCGCCAGCAGACAAGAAAACGCCCGGTTCTGCGCCTATGCTTGCGCCCCTCAAGATATTTGAAACCGAAGACCGTCCCCGCTTTGGCAAAGAGTTACTGGCATGGGAAGGCCAAGAGGCCATGTATGCCTCAAGCAAAAAGGCATTCTTGGACTTCTCAGCCAAGCCCGAAGCAATGCTCAGTGGCGACGACGCGCCAGTGGTTCACAATCTGCCACCCCAGCCCGTACCCCTGCGGATCACAGTCGATGACGTTACCAGTCAAAAGCTGGTGCGCTTGGCAGCAGACCGTCCCCGCGGCCTGCTATGCGCCTTGGATGAGATGAATAGCTGGGTTCGCAAGCTAACAGACAAGGCTAGCGGTGAAGATCGTTCCGCATGGGTCAAGGCTTACGAGTCGTCCCCGTATGAGATGGATCGCGTGGGCAGTGGGTCGATCTATGCCGAGAATCTCGCGGTGTCGATCTATGGCAACATCCAGCCCCGCGTGTTCCGCGATAACCTGCACAATCTATCAGCCGATGGACTCGTACAGCGGTTTATCCCGTGCATCCTAAACGGTGACTTGACACGCAAGCCCGTCGAGATACCCGATTACCTACTCAACAAGCAGCAGTGGGAGCAAACCCTGCGGATCGTGTTCGCGCTGCCTGCAATGACCTACCAGTTAAGCCCCGAGGCCAAGGCCGTGTTCCAAGAGTTCCAAGACTGGTACGACACTAAGCGCAACGATGAGAGGCTTCTCCAGTCCGACGATACCTTTATGACTGCCTTCGGTAAGGTCGAGGGGTTAGCTGGTCGCCTCATGCTCATGTTTCACCTCATGGAGTCGCCCTTCTCGTTTACGGTGTCCGGTGATCTCGCTGCCCGTGTGATTCACATTGTGCAGACCTACATCATCCCAGCCTACCGTTACGCCTTGTCCGAGTTGTCGGGGTCGTCTAATTTTGACACTTGGCTACGGGACTACATCATCCAGCACGCCGACGAACCCATGATTACGATGGCTGAGATCAAGCGGTCAGCACGCAGGCAGATTGAGAAGACTAACGTGTGGCAACAGGATCAAATGATCTACGGGGCAATGTACCCATTGGAGCAAGGTCGCTGGGTCATGCGCTTAGATGATGCCAGCCGAGAGAATCAGCACTTCGCCCAGTGGGTCATAAACCCCGCACTGGCTGTGCAGTTCAAGGATCACCGCGCCGAGGTTATCCGCGCCAAGCAGCGGCAGCTTGATGACATTTACCGATTGTCCAAAAAAGAAAAGCCCCGAGTACACGGGGCTGAGTTGTTGGATTAAAACGGGGCAGCGGGTAGCTGCTTCTGCTTCTGCTGCTGGTAGGCTTTCTCTTGTTGTTTAGTCCAAGGGATAGCCCCAGTGGGCGGCGGGAAAGGCCATGTCATTCGGTTGTCTCCTGCTTTGCGGTTAACCCCTCAAGGCGTTTAATCCGTGCCACGTTGTAGGCCACGATCGCGGTGTGGTACTCCATGCTCGACTGATGGCGTAGCTTGGTGCGCTGCGCTTGTATCAGTTCCTCGGCAATGAGTTCGGCAGGGGTCGGCATTACCCAGTGGTTTATCAGCCATTCCCATACGTTTTTTAAGTGGTTCATTTTTTCTCCCTCGCTTTCATCATTACGTCTGCTATTGCATAAGCCTGTGCTGGTATCACGACAAATAAACCATCGTTGTCAATTAACGCTTGCATAGCCTTGGCTGCAAAATAATCGCGCAGGGTCATGCCGGGATAATCCTCGCGCCAATCGCTGTGCTGCAAAGGTGTTGGGAATGCTGGTGTGTCGTTCATGCTTCCTCCTTCTCAGGTGCAAATTCTTCTGCGTCAACTGTACCTGCCGCCACTAGCACTTGATAGCGGATGACATCAATGCGGCGTGTCTTTGGGGTACGTGATATGCCCCACGCCACAGCGCACTTGGCGATGTCGTCATAGCTGATGCCACCCCCGTTGTCGTTAGATTCCCAGCGATCTTTGAATTCCTGTTTTGTCATTGTCATTTGAAAATACTCCTTGCTAAAACTGTTTTGGTTGGTTCGCACTGTTTAGCCTGCGCTTGCTTGGTGCTGAAATAGCCCAAGGCAAAGCAGATCACGGCAAACACGCCCACGCACTTTAAGAACGTTATTAGATAGTCTGCCATCGTCTCGATGGGGGTTTGGCTCTCATACTCGATCATGTCGTCGTCAGACTCGGTTGTCATGGTTATGCTCCTTTAGTTGTCCAGTTAATCGGAAATAGTCGTTCTGCTCTAGCACCTGCTTACGCTCGCGCTCTAGGTCGCGGCGTAGGTCGATCAGGCGGTCTATCTGCTCGGTTAGCTTCTGTTCTTCTTGCTCGGTCATAGTTCGGACTCCTTATGTTCTGCGGGTTTAGTCGGTGGCCTGCCCCTCTTAGGTGCAGGGCTTGGCAGCAGTTGGGCGTGTAGGCTAGGCGCAAGGGCTTCCATTGTGCCAAGCACGTCTAACAGGCGGTCAACGGCTGCGCCGGGTGCGCGTGTGCCGATCGTCCAGTGTCTAAGGGTGGACACGCTCACGCCTAGATACTCGGCTAATCGGGTATCGTCTAAGCCAAGGCGTTCGGCGATGGCCTTTAGGCGGTCACTAGGGGCGGTTTTATCGGGTTTTTTAGTCATGGTTAGGGGTTGGGTTGGGTTACTGGGTTAAAGGTCAAACACTAGCAGCAGCAAGGCTACTAGCAGGGCGGCTAAGACTGCGGTCATTTAAGGGCTTCCGATAGGGTGCAGGCTGCGCGGTCAACGTCTCCGGCTTTCAGATAGTCGGCGGCTAAATGCACAAATGCTGCCATAGTGTTTAGCCTGTCTTCCATTCGGCCTAGATCATTGTCAAGAATAGCAATGCGCCGTTCTTGATCCTTTTCCAGCTTCTCCCAATCCATTTCCGCATCAACGGCGGCATCCTGCGCCGCGTCTAGGTCTAGGGCATCATCCGAAGCCCTAGCGAGTAGGGCGGCGGTGGTTGTGAAGCCCTCGGCATAGGCTAGGCGCTCACGTTCTGCAAGTGTCAGGGTATTTAATAGCATGGTTTATTCTCCGTAAATGCGGGTTAATGTGTCGCGGGTGTCTTGGATCGCCATAGCTGCGGCGGCGTGATCGTTCTCCAATGGCTGCCAAACGGTAATTTGCTCCCAGTCATCGGAAAGGTTGTCGGGGTCGAGTGCCTTCAGTATTTCCCCAAACGTCCAGTTGTCGGGGTACTCGGTCAGGAATAGGGAAAGCGCGACGCGCTCGGCTTTGGTTAAATCTGCGCTCATTGGGTTAGTCCTTTGCGAATGATGCTTTGAAGTTAAAATTGGGGTGCTTGGTTTTTGCGTCAGCTACTGCGGATTTGCAAGTCCGGTGCGCGTTGGTAGACCATGCGTAAACCCACCGATTAGCCGGATCGAGTAAGTTGCGCTCACGGTAAACGTGAATCTTGCGCGGGTACACTTTGAAGTCTGTACGCATGGTTTACCCCTCAAAATAGAATTCTTGGCAATAGGCCAACAATGTAGAGCCTTCGACGTCGAAATACTGGGTTAAGGGTGTCCCCCAGTCTTGGTACATCATCCAAGCGCGGGAAGGTGTACCCAAGTGCAATTCCCCGCGAATCTCGACGTGGGGGCCACCAGTACACAAAACGATGCGGAATTCTTCTGCGGTCATTGTGTCGGTCGCTGAAGCCCATCCACTTCTCACTTCCACGCTCAGGGGGTCATTCTGAACAATCTCCCGCGCCTCATCCGAATCGGCGCATTCTCCCGCTTCATGCTCAAGAATCAAAAGATCATCGGCGTTTTGTTCGTCCCAGTTTTCCAAGGCTTCCCGCGCTTCGGATACTTCGCGCACATTGTC